GATGGCGTTGATGATCCGGGTGTTCCCGCCGCCCTGGCCGCCGCCATTTCCGACATGGCGCGGATCGTCGGCGGTTAGAACCTCCTCGCCCTTCTGGAGGATCGCGCCGACCTCGCCCGGCTTGAGGCCCGGCAGACCGCCGGAATGGAACCGCTCGGCGCCCGCGAAGGCGGTGATCGGAACGGGCCGCATTCCGCCGCCCGAGCCGACCAGTCCCCCCTGATGCCGGAACAGGCCGTTGACGAGACCGGAGAAGAATCCGCCGCCGCCGCTGCCGCCCGCGCCGCCGCCGAGCGCGTTGAGGAGCGCCTGCCTGAGTATCATCCGCGCGATCTCGCGCAGGAAATCGGAGGCGAATTCGAGGAACACGAGTTTCGCGGACTCGAAGACGTTGCCGGTCTCGACCACGGCCTTGGAGAATTTGTCGAAGGCGTCCGCGCCGCCGCCCGCGATGAAGTCGTTCATCGCCTTGCCGGTGGTCACGCTCTCCTGGCCGGTGTTTGCGACCTCGGTTTTCAGCCGCTCCAGCTTGAGGATCGCGGCCTCGGCCTCCGCGCCGCCCGTGGCCGTCCAGAACGCGATCATGTTGTCTATGGCGGCGGTCAGTTCGGTGTTGACCTCGGCCATCCGGTCGCGGAGCGCGGTCGCGGCCTCGGTGTCGCCGTCGTCCTCGGCGGCGGTGATGCCGGTCTCCAGCTCCGACCGCAGCCGCGTGAGGTCGGCGACCTCCTTCTCCAGCGCGTTGCGGCGCTCCAGTTCGGTGTTGACCTCCTTCTGCTTCTTCGCGCCGCCGCCCGCCGCCTTGGTCCGCGCCTTCTCGGCCTCGGCGGCTTCGGCGGTCGCGCGGGCGGATTCTCCGACCAGCCGCAGAGCCTCCTCATCGACCGCGATGCCTTCGCGCTTGGCCTTGTTCTCGGCTTCGCGCACGGCGTTGCGGTACGCCTGCTCGCCCGCGCTCTTGCCGATCTGCGACCGCTCGAACTCATTCTGCGCGACGGTCTCGGCGAGTTCGGCGTTGAAGTCCTGCTGCGCCTCGATGCGGTCGAGGATCGCCTGCGAGGCTTCGTCAGCCGCGTCCTGCTCGGCCTGCGCGAGTTCTTCGAGCGCGTCCTGCCGGTCGTTGTAGCCGTCGATGATCTCCTGGTTCGCGACGGACCCGCCCGCGTTCGGGTCGGTGATCGACCCGTCAGGATTGTCGCCGATGACCGCCGCGTCGGCGGGTTTATCCTTGCCCAAAAGACCACCGGGCGCGAACTGCGAGATGAGGTTGCTGCCGGGCAGCACGGCCTTGATCGCGTTCTTCCCGATCCCAATGAACTCCCCGAACGCCCCGCCGCCGTTCTGGAGCGCGGCCGCCACGCCGCCGAGTTTCGTGATGAGGTTCGCGAGGCCGCCGACCAGTCCCGCCACGGTGACGGAAAGCGCGCTGACCAGTGTGATGGCGCCCTGGATGGTCGAGGAGTTCGCCAGCGCGTCGATGAACTGGTTCCATGCGGTCGCGACCGACCGGAACGCCTCGGTCCACGGTCCGGCCGCCTCGTCGGCCAGGTCGCCGCCGGTCCCGGCGACTTCGGCGAGGATGAGGTTGAGCGCGCCCGCCTCGTCGCCGCTCTCGGCCATCGCGATCGCCGCCGCGAGAGCCGAGGTCGGAACCCGCCTCATCAGGCCCTCGAACTCCAGAACGGCGTCGAAGCCGTTGCCGAAGGCGGCCGCCATCTGTTCGGCGGCATCGGCCACGTCGATCCCGAGGGCGTCCGCGAGGTTCTTCGACGCCTGCGCCATCTGACGGAAACGGTCCTCGGCGATGCCCGCGTCGATTAAGGCGCCGATGGCTGCGCGCGCCTCGTCGGCGGACAGGCCGGTGCGGCTCAGTTCCTTCGCGAGCGCGACCAGCGCCGGCGCGGAATACGCGGCGCCCGCCCCCGTGCGTTCGATCTGCGAGTTGAAGGCGGCGAGGTTGTTCGACTCGGTCGAGATCGACCGGAGCGCCGCGATCAGCGGAATCGCCGCGATGCCCGCGCCAGCGAGGACCGGGCCGAACCGCCCGATGATCGGAATCAGCTTGGACTGGAAAAGCTGGAAGACCTGACCGCCCTGTTGGGCGAGAACCTGCAACGGCTTCTGGCCCGACGCGAGGCCGGTCACCACGTCGTTGATCTGGTACGAGAGGTTCGTCAACTCAAAGGGCCGCAGGCCGAGGAAGCCGCGACCACGGGCGGTTCCCGCAGCCGCCTCGCCGCGCAGGAACGCGCCCGCGCGGTTGTAGTTGCCGCCCCGGAACACCTCGAACAGGGACAGGAAGGACGCCTTCCGCGCGCGGTTCGCGCGGATCGCCTGCACCGCCGCCCGGCCCTGCGCGTCGGCGGCCCGTCTTGCGGCGGTAACCTGCGCCGCCGCCGCCCGCTGCGCCTCCCGCGCGGCTTCCCGCGCGGAATTGGCGGTGGCGGTCCATCCCTGCGAAATCCGCGCGAACGACGATCTGACCCGCGCCGCCGATCCGCCGAGCGAGGTCAGGTTCGTCTTCGCGGCCCGGACCTCGGTGTTGAGGTCGCGCATCCGCTCGCGGGCGAGCGAGAAGGCGTCCCGCAGCTCCCGCGCTTCCGCCGCCGTCAGACTCTCGGCCCGCGCCGCCTTGTCCATAGCCTGGGCGTAGCGCGAGGCGTCCGCGCTCGCGCGGTTGAACGCGGTCTCAAGCTGACGGACTTCCGCAGCCGCTTTCTTGTAGGAATCCCGGGTGACGACCGACTTCCTCGTCGCCGCCCCGAACTTGTCCAGGGCGGCCTTGGCCTGCGCCAGCGCCGGGCCGGTCTTGTCCTCGGCCTTGAGGCGAAGGGTTACGTCGCGACCGTCTGCCATTTCATTCTCCGAGCAGCGCCTTGACGGTCTTGTGGAACGTCGCGGCGAGTTTCTTCGTGGCGGTCGGTTTCACGCTCATGTTCGGGATCGAGGAGATCGCCAGTTGCAGGAGGGAGGCATCGGTGGCGGCCTGCGTGTTGAGCCGTTCAACGACGATCCCCGCCTCCTGGAACAGGAAGCCGAGAGGGTAGGACCATGCGTCGGGGTGGCCGTTCGCGAGAAGCAGGCTCACTTGGCGGCGGATGGTCCATACCCACTCGGTCAGGCGTTCGGGAGGTCGAGATTCTTCGTGATCCCGGCCATCGCCCGCATGACGATCTCCAGCGTTTTTTTTGGCCCGCCCTCCGATGCGAAGGTGAGCAGGGCGATCTGTTCCAGCGCCTCGATCTGCACCGAGGCGGGCAGGTCCATCGCCGCCTCCCATTGATCGACCTCGCCGGCGGAGAGCGCGATCATCAGCGCGGCCAGTTCCGAGGACTGGTCGAGGACGGTCATGGCGATGTCCACACTGCCCTCGGCGGCCAGATCTCCCGCCAGCGCCTTGGAGTAGAGGTCCCGCATCGCGTCACCCTGCGAGCGCAGGAGGAGCATGATCGCGTCGAGGCCGAGGCCCCGCAGCACCAGCGGCTCGGGGCCGCCGGCGCCGGGAACGCTGACGGTCGCGGTCTTCATCACGAGGTCTTTGAGGGCCATTCTTCCAATCCTCCTCAGACCGGCCGACCGTCAGCGTAGAGGACGTTCAGATCGCCCTTCCGCAACGCTTCGACGTTGAGCGGGATCGTCAGCCATTCCTCGGTGATGAGGTTGAAGTCGCCGTTCGGCGACAGCTTCACCCACGGGAAGAAGTAGTCCACGCGCGGACCCTTCGGGTTGTAGGAGATGAAGCGCAGCGCGCCCTCGATCTGCGACTGGCCGGTCACGACCTGGGAGCGCGTCGAGGCCGCGATGTCGTAGTTCACGTCGATGTCGTCGCCCTCGACGATGCCGCCGCCCGTGATGATCGTGACCATCCCGAGGTCCGCATCGAGCGTGTAATCGGTGTCGAGGGTGAAGGCCGTGCCGCCGCCCATCGGCTCGACCACGACGCTCGTGACCTTGCGCGCTCCGGAAGGCCGCGTGGCGCTCTCGCCAAGCTGGTAGCCGAGGCCTTGGCCGACGCCCTCGAACGTGTCCGTGAGGCCGGTGACGCCCGCCTCGGTGACCGTCGCCTCGGCCCCGAGAAAGAACAGCGCCACGTTTTTCGGGTCGGCGTCGTCGCACGAGATCGTGCCGGTCGTGTTGATCTCCAGCGTCACGGAGTCGTCTTTGACGCGGATGCCGCCGGTCGAGGAATAGTGGTCCAGCGATTCCGTCTCGACGGTCAGGTTGAACTCGGGGCAATTGCCGAGGAAGCGGAAGCCGCCCGGTATCCGCGTCAGGTTGTCGCCAAAGGCCGCGAAGTGCAGCTCGCCCTTGCCGAGCGTCAGGTTCCTTGCCATGTCAGGTCACTCCTTTCGAGTATCACAAGATCCACGTGACTTTCCGGTCATGCGAACGGGTTCTCCAGTTCCTCGGCCAGGGTGAGGGTCAGTCCGAGATGGGCGAAGGCGACGGTCGATACCTCGTCGTCCGCCGGCCGCACGACGGGCGTTCCGAAGCGGAGATCGGTGACGCAGGGCGCGACGTTCCCGAGGCCGAACAGATCGCGTTTCTCCTTCCGCGCCTTGGCGAGGCGGACGATCACGTCCGCGATCAGAAGATGCGCGGGATCGGTCGGGTTGTCGGGGGTGTCCGGCACGAACGCCTGGACGGTGATCTTCCAGTTTCCCGCGCTCGCCGTCTCGCCGGGACCGCCGAAGAGGTGGTCCTCGGATTGCGGGGCCTCCAGGATCGAGATCATCGGCAGCGGATCGTTGAAGCCGAACAGGCTGCGCCCCCGGAACACGCGGCTCGCGGGACGGCCGGCCTCGTCGGTGAAGTCGCTCAGATCGTGCGCGTAGCCGTTCGCGGGCGTGATGCCCTTGAGCGTGTCGGTGAGCGACTTGAGGACGCGGAGGCGGAACGGATCGGCCATCAGGGAATGTCCAGTTTGAGGAGTCGGTTGAACTCGGCCTCGATCACAAGGCCGACCTCGGGCGAGATGTCCCGGAAGATGCCGGTGCCGCGCGAGACGGATTGGAGAACCTGATCGACGGAGGGGCCGTAGAGCAGCCAGAGCCGCCCGTCCTTGCCGATGGGTTTCGGCCTGTACGCGCCGCGCGGCTTGCCGCCCGCCGTGCGCACCGCGAGGCCGACATTGCCGTTGTTGAGATTGATGAGGAACGCGCCGCCGATGAAGGTGGCCCCCGCGCCCTTCTTGACGTTGACCGAGAGGCCGCGCGTGTCGCCGCGCTTCACCGGCTTGCGGGACCCCTTGATGAAGTTCGCCAGCGACGTCGGGCGACCGCGCCCCTTGATCTCGGCTTCGAGCGACCCGGAACGGGCCTTCCGGCTCACGGTCAGGCGCTTGTTCGCCGGGCCGAGGTACTTCGCCTGGAAGTTGACCTCCTCGCGGATCGCCTTGGAAGCCAGCGTCCGGGCCTTCGCGGCGCCCCTGTTGAGCGCGCGGTACGCCGCCCGCTCGACCTTGGCCGGGATCGCGTCCATGTATCGCAGCGCCTCAAGCGCCAGAACCTCGACGGTCACGTTCACGCTCACAGGATGCCCTCCCACGCGGCATCGAGCGCGGAGACATCCGGCCAGTCTGGCGCGAAGACGGCCAGCGCGGCGGTCTTCTCGGTGACGGTCAGCGGGGTGACCTCGGCGGCGATATGGCCGGATTTCGGCGGGCGCGAGGGGCCGATGCGATACATCTCCTCGGGGCCGACGACGACCCAGGAGCGCGAAAGCGGGGACTCGACCTCGGACTGGTCGAAGATCAGTTTCGGCGTGTCGTCCACGAAACTCGAGAACGCCTCATCGAAGGCCGCGCGGCCGAAGTCCACCGCCTGGATGTCCGTGTGGACGCGCACCTCCACGCGCAGAGGGTCGCCGTCCAGCGTGGTCAGATAGACCGCCGGAACGCCCATCGTCGCGTGGAGCGCGCGCGCCGCGGCGCGTTTGTGATCGCGCCACCGGCTCATCAGTCCAACGTCTCCTCGGCCTCGGCCTCGGCCTCGGCCTTCGCCTTCGTCTTGCGGATTCCCGATTTCGGCAGGGCCTCGGGGACGGACGGCTTGGGGGCGGCGGACGCGGCCTTCGACTTCACCAGCCGGGTGGCCGTGTCGGAGT